TCTTATGATACTGTAAAACATTCATAGAATAATCCCAGGCTAACATTACATTGGCTCTACCAACATCATCACCCGGATCATCAAAGGTCAAACCACCAAACTTCTCCCAGCCAGTCATAGACTCCCATGCAAATCCTAAACCAACAGCCTTGTCATTAAAGGCTCGTTGGAAACCAGCTTCTATAGTGCTCTTTAGTTTCTCTTGGTCATCTAGTATCTTTCGTGCAGCAGCGTTGCCTTCTTCCATCGTGGCAATCTTCTTCTGTTGCAGTAATGATTTGTCACCAGACTTTAACTCTGCCGGGTCTGCCTTTCTTAATGCATCTGAAGTATACTGTGCTCCAACTGTTCTCGTTGAAGTTACAAAACTATCTACATAGCCAATCAATTCTTTCTTTAGACTACCTTGAACCCCCGACTGTTTCAGTGCAGCAAGAACTGTAGCCCGTGACTCTTTCTGCTCACCAGACATCAGGAGAGCCTTGGGACCTTTAACTGATACTTGATCTTTACCAATAACTATATCAGCTTTAGATGTGTCTTTGCCCTTACCTGTTTCTTCTTTCCAAAACGTAGACACACCAGGATAGGACTGACCTGCAGGTCCAGCCTTACCACTAGATTTTATTTTTTGTTTACAGAGTTGGGCGAAATGCCAGAAGGATTGTTTGAGATCCTTACTTGCTTGAGGATCTCTATTTTTATTGGGGCGTATATATGGATAAACAGCTGTCCATTGTTTATCTACAGACGTAAGAAACTTCTTAGTGTTAGCCTGTTGTAAAATTTTCTTTTTAAATTGATCTTCACTTAGATTCCTAAGATTCCAACAGTCAACAATCACTCCTTCAAAATAAGTAGATGCTGTTGTATCTTCGGTGAGTAAAGTATAAAACTCTTTTAAAGATTCCATGCTATATTTATCTTTATTCTACCTTGAAGTCTTTAAATCTATCCTCCAACACCGTAACTTCTGGCTGACCAGTATCTACTAAATCTTCTTGTGCTTTCTGTGATACATCATAAAGTTTCATCTTAGCTCTGTCTACACCTATCACAAATCTCTTGTTTAATGTCGGATCATTATATCTATTCTTTAATTGTTTTACTAACATCTGATTTAACCCCTCTAATTCTTCAGTTGATATCAATGCAAACATCAAATCTGCGGTCGCTGGTAACCCAAACGATTCGGATGTATCTTCAAGTCCTATATCTGTTGATGTGAACCCCTGCCGTGTGGTCTGTGTTGCAGATACAATTGGAATATTCAGCTCTACAGCCAAGCCTCTCATCTCTTCCGCAATACCCTTGATATAAGTATACGAATTTACATTACTACCATATTTAAATCTTACTGATGCACAAATGTTTATATAATCTATAAAGATAATGTCTGGTTGAAATGCCTTTTTCAATCGCAACTCATTATACAATGCACGAAAATGTCCACAGTGAGCAGACGCTGTAGGATATTCTTTAATGATAAATTGACCCTCAGTTTTCTTTCGGATCTTATCTACCCTACTCTCAAACATTCTCTTGGGTAAATCATGTACATCATCCAATGTCAAGTTCATCAAGTTCGCATCAATACGTTCTGCAATCTTTTTTTCTGCCATCTCTAAGGTGATATAGAGTACATTCTTTCCCTGTAACAATGTTGCAGCAGCCACATGACACATGAATAATGATTTACCTACCCCTGTACCAGCAAGACAAACATTTAATGTCTTGTTTGGCAACCCACCCTTTGTAATTCTATTAAAGAAATCTAAATCAAACGGTATCTTTTCTTCTGTCTCATGGTAAAAATCATATCTCTCCTCATACTGTTCCATATAATCATGGCCTATATGAGTATCAAAAGATACAGACAATGCATCTGTTAAAATTGCTGGGATGGCTTCTGGTGTTTGATCTTTAGATTTGCCATCTATAATATGAATCCCATCCAAGATGGCATTATAGATCGCCTTATCTTTACACCACTTCTCAGTTTCATCTACGAGCCAATCAAACTGTTCGTCTGAAACTGCTTCACCTAAACTATTTACAAGCTCTTGAGTCTGTTTATATTGTTCTTCATTTAATGTAGCCTTCTGTAAATCTAATTTAATAACTTCAGCATTATCTGGATTAGACTTATAACTATCTACATATGCCTCAATAGTTTGAAACACCACTTTTTGAGTGATGTCTTGGAAATATTCGGCTTTAATATATGGAATTACTTTACGAGTATATTCTGAATTATATATCAGATTCGTCAGTATCGTCGCTTCTAAATTTAACTGTGTCATTTTTTAAACTTTCATCAATAATATTCATTAATATATCACCTACAGTTGCTTCAAATTCGCCTGTAGATAAATCTTCATCTGTTGGATTATACATCAATTCACAGTCAAATGTCAAGGGAATTTCTTCAGCCTTGCTTGGATCAACCATCTCACCTTCATCAGTATACATAGGAAACTTTACATTATGGTAAGACCATACTATACCAGAAAACTTACCTTCACCTATTCTATAGGCTTGCTGATCTGTTTCCTTATTTGTAACGTAATAATAACTTGGAACTTTTCTACTCATAATGACAGTAAGAATTAATAAGATATTTCATTCCGGATATAGGCTTTCTGCCCGCATGAACCCAAGGCCACATAGGAGGAAACATTAACAACCGTCCTCTCTTTGGTTTTATTTGATATGGTATATAAGTACCTGGCTTATAAGTGTTAATAAATTCTGTCTCACCTCCTTCTTCTACATCATTAAGATATATAAAAAAGGATAAGAATCTTCGAGCAGAGCTATGATCTATTACATCTACATGAGGATCAAACCTATCATAATCATTAGCCAAATATCGTTTTATTCTAATTGCTTCATACCCATAAGTTTCTGGCCATATCTTAGGACCTATTTTACAATCTAACTTATAGTGCATAATATAATCTTGAAACAGCTCTAACATACCATTTTGTACTGACTCCCATTCTTCATGTTCTACTAATATCAACTGTTCAAATGAAATGCGTTCATCTCCATCTTCTTGATGTACTGTTTGATAATGCTCATGGGAGTCCTCAAACTTTTCTATGAGTAGATTACACGACACCTCATCTATGACATCATCATAGACTTTAATTAGATTATCAGCCATACTTGAATTATTCATTCAAGGTAATGTAAATACGAATGGGCAAAGTATTTAGGACCAGATATTGGTTTTCTGCCAGCGTGTAACCAACACCACATAGGTGGAAATATTACCATCGTTCCTGCTTTAGGTTTAACCGACAACGGCATATATGTTCCCGGTTTCATTATCTGTGGAAACTCTGTCTCTCCACCTTCCTCAACATCGTTTAGATACATAAGAAAATTGAGAAACCTCTTCTGGCATCCTGCAGTAGAGTCCACGTGCTCATCAAATCTATCATAATCATTAGCCAAATATCGTTTTATTCTAATGGCCTCGTATCCAAATTTCTCGGGCCACATCATCTCAAGTATATTACATTCTTCTTTGTAGATGTTTACATAATACAACATAGCTTCTATCAGTTGTTCTCGTATACCTTTCCACTCATCGTGGTTAAAGATATTGATTTGATTAAAAGAAATAGCCATGTTTTTATTTTTTACTAAAACAACTTCATGTTGATCCTCATATGTTTCAAATTTACCTATAAGAAGATTACAAGAATCTTTATCTACTACATCGTCGTAAACACGAATATAATTATCCATAGCAAAACTTTTCTTTAGCAAATGTATCTATTTTTTGCATAACTTCATCAGTATAATATTTCTCCGGATCATTATTTATCGTCTTGCCAAATGTCTTTGTGCCATCAGGTAACTCTATTCTTGTTGACACTGCCTGAAAAATACCAGCTTCTAGTGCTAAATCTAAAAGACCATAATACTTGTCTAAACCCTTTGTGTAAGACAACCTAACGTCTACCACTTGATTCTCTTTTGTTAGACGGGACTTGTATGTCTTACAATGGATGATGTTACCTATCACCTCTGTTCCATCCTTATCTTTCTTCTTTGATAGATAAATGATTTGTGATGCAGCATACTTGAGTCCTGAACCCCCACCCATTTCTTTCTGTGGGAACATCGAACCCACCACATCATAGGTATGATTAGTCAGTATCAATGGTACACCCAGTTTACCCAACTTCAAAGTCAAAACTCTAAAAGTAGCCTTGACTATCTGAGCTCTCGTCATGTCTCTAGTTTCTTTACCAGCTTCTGTATCTTCTATCTCTTTCGTTGTAGATAACATACCTAAACTATCAAGACATAAAAGTAAGGGTTTCTGTTCTTCATCATCTTCATATGCACCAAGCACTGCTAAAGATTGATGCCGAAACTCTTGCACTGTAGTCACAGGTAGTATCACCATACGAGAAGAATCTATACCTCGTTCTTCAATCATATCTTTAGTGATAGCCGATTCACTCTCAAAGAAAACCACACTACCCCCTGGATTATCTTCCAGAAAAGTTTTACATACACCTAAGACAAAGAACGTCTTTCCTGTGGCTGACTCCCCTGCGATTGCAGTAATCTTATTCTGAGGTAGCCCACCATAAAGGCTACCGGAACAAAGAGCATTAAAAATAAAGCTCCCAGTATCGACATAGCCAGACACATCAGCAGTAGCAAGACCGTCACTAACAATTGTACCATATTCATTTCCTGTTTCTTTAATTACATTCTTCAAGAAGTTTGACATCTTCTGTTTCTCCTTCACTCCAGCTCATAGTATACCATTCAATCCCTCTCTCCTTAAGCATCTCTTTTACTAGATCCTTTTGGGAGAGAGGAATATTCATTGTTTTATACTTCTTATTTTCATATACAGCTAACAACAATCAATTTTTACCTTTCTCTGTAAAGTGTCTTTTGTATATGCCCTGTTCGACCATACGCTCTTCATACAATTCAATCTTTCGGACTATACGCCGATCAATCCAATGTGCTAAAAGAACTACTCCCACAAGGCCTATACCAATTGCACTTAACAATATCGTTTCTCCACTCATGCTCCGTACCTCTTTAGATTGGCTTCAAACTCATGCAGACGACGCCAAATTGAACGCAGTTCTGTAATCGTTGTCCAGTTGTGTAAGAATAATGCAAAGCCTCCATGCACTCTACTAAATGCATTACTGACCTGCACCATAACACCAAGAGTAATCATGCCTGTAAACAAACCAGGTCCCATTACAATGTAAGGCGCAATAATCATAAACTGGTCGTAGAGGGATACCCATCCATCAAAGTATCCATAGTGTAAATACAATCTATGATAATTATACCTAATGCCTGTAAACAGTTCGCCTAATGTTTCTGGCTTTGCAAAGTTGATCTTGTCATCTTCACCAAGCACCAAGTCCTTTCTAAAGGCAGCTTCTACTCTCTGATTATTATATTCTAAATGCGGTAGTTTCCAACCCACAAACCAACTGATACCCATACCACCAACAGATACTAATAGAGTAGCCCATACTAATGAACCTTCTATATCTCTAATGATTGGTAAGTCTACCTTGTCACTGAAACCCCATAAGATTGGAATGAACGCAATCAATGTCATCACTGCTCGTACCACTTGCAGTCCTAATGACTCGATGATTCTTGCCCATCTATTACAATCTTCTTGTATACGTTGTGAGGCTCCTTCTATCTCACCATCGACAGCACGCCATCTTGGAATATAACTGAACGTGATAGCTTGGCGCCAACGCAGTCCGTATATTCTTGCAAACCAACCTGTAAAGATGGCTAGTGCCACATACGGAAATGCAATCTCAGCAAAAGATACTTTAGCAACTTCACTATCAAAGCCACTCATTGTATACTTCAACGAAATAAGCTGACTAAAGAATAGTGCAATGCCCTCGTCAGACTTATCTACATAATCTCCAGCGTTCTGTAACAGATCGTAAAACACTCCATACCACGCATTGATGGCTACTGTCATCTGCACCTGTAACCACAATGATCCTATTAGTAGAATAAGTCCACCCCAAGCCCACAGGGCCCAATCTCTATTCCACCAAAATGATTTTAACATTAAAACAATCCCTCCAATGTCGCTCGTCTGGTGTGTCGAAATAAATCAAACGTCTTATATTTTCCAAAGCACCATACATTTTCAATGTAGAGCTTATTCATAAATTCAACTAACTCTTCCTTAGTTTCAAATTTATTCTTCCCTTGAGGCCGTTGCATGATTCGCATACCAATTTGCCCAAGAAAATCTGGTTGTAGGTGATCTACTAATTCATCACATGAATAGTATCTCACATTTTTAATTTTAGGATCCATAATGTTAGTCATTAGAAATCCTTTCTCACTTAAAGCATTAAAACTATTTAGAGCCACTGGGAGATAGAACTCATCTCGCCACCTTTCATATTCACTAAACTTACTCCATGACTGATCTTCTTCAAAGTCACCTCCCTCATTATATCTTTCAGTCGCAAAGTATGGTGGCGATGTAAATGCACAATCTACATTCTCAATCGTCTCCCATGGCAAATCTTCAGCACCACATCTGTATATTTGTGTAGTCTTTCCTGGTGACATCTTACTATACTCTCTAATCATTTCAGAGTATACTTTAAATGTATTAGGGTTTGGATCACAACCAATATAATGAGTGGCATTTGATGCAAAGAAACCAGCTAGTCTATCACCCCAACCCATAGATGTATCAAGTACAGTCTTGGCATCTGTCATATTATAAATGACCTTTGCTACAATTGGTTTAAACTGTGTGGCAATATAAGTGCCCAATCGTAAAACTTCCATTACACTCTTGGGACTTAAATCTTGGGTGGTGTTTACACCTCTCCATAAACCACCAATAGATGACCATATCTGTTTAGGTGTGCCCTGCTCCCATACTTGAGCTGGTGATATGAAACCATACGACCCACATCTTAAACGTAGATGATTCATAAAGTAATCACTACAAGCATTAAACGTAGATGGTGTATCTATGAGGCCTTGTCCACACGTTTCAAACTCATACTTGTAGTCATCATACTTTTCAATAACTTCATTCGTTATCTGATCTCTTGGTGTAATAAACTTTGTATAGTCTGCCCTCTGTAGTTTCTGAAAGTTATCTACCATGTCCGCATACGACAACTCCCGAAACGGAAATGCAGGCCTCTTTTCTGAGACATACTGTGCTATGGTAAGCCTAAACTCCTCCTTACCATACTTCTCTGTGCAATGACGAAACTCACCTTTGTTTAAGTAGAAGTCATGCTCATGCAAATAATCATATAATTCTTTATTCATCCGAATAAATGCTCCAATGTTGTAGCTGTTCCATAGCTACGATCTACGTTCCACCCAATCTGTTGTAATATAAACGTCAAGGGTTCCACAAAACTCTTATCAAACATTATATCATAGTTTATCTGATTATGCAAGTCAAATTCTTTAGGAAGCCTAGTCATAAATGAAATGACATTCGTTCGATATGCGTTTGGTGTTGTTACTTCAAGGAATTTTATCTTATCACCTTCTTGTATAAGGGGATACTTATTTACTAATCTATCTCGTTTCAATAGATAATTATATACCAAGGCCCCCTTAACGTGCATCGGTGTTCCGTCGGACCAGATGTTAGATTCACTTTTATACTTCTGTAAATTATTACATGACCTAGGATATGCTATATCTTCTGGATTTAAATTCATAAAAGTTTTACGGAATGATTGTATAAATGTGTTCAGTGTTTCTTCATCTTCATTGATAATTATTTTCAATGCAGTTTTAATCATCTCTCTGCATGGGGCTGGCGTTGAGGACTTTACTGCCTCTATACCCATCACCTTTAACTGTGGTTCTTTATACCGTACCCCCTCACTGTCATGCACATTAAGAATGTATCTTTTCTTGGCTGTCCATATACCTTTATCGGCGATAACTTCTCTCGCCATAAACATCTTCTGATCGTATGCTCTCACATACTCTGCAAGTTCTTTATAACATTCTTCAATAAAAGGTTCCAGCTTTTCTCTGCCCACCTTATCTAAAAAGTCTACAGGGTTCTTCGGCTTAATCTTTTCAATCAGTTCATCAAACACTACATAAATTGAATCTGTATCTGAAGCCAATACAAAATCTTTATCTTGTGTACCTAAAATTTTATTCAGATAACCATTAACTGCATTTTCAATCCATCGAATCGACAACTGACCTGCTGTTGTAATGGCTGTCGCCATTCTCTCATCATAATATCTGAAATACTGATTACCTATTGCCCCATAAGCACTATTCAAAGCAATCTTTCTAGACATCTGAATATTATCATACTTAGATATGTCATTCAAATATCTTTCTTCCCTACTATTTTCATATTGTTGCCTAGCTTCTAATGCCCACTTCTTAAACTTAACACGATCATTATACATATTCTCCATCATGTCTGGCAGAAACCCTTGAAAATCTTTTCTAAATCGTGCCCCATTTGGTGTGACTGCATGGCCATCATCAACAATCTCTAATTCTTTATTCAGTAATCTATCAACAGACACCAGCGGATTAGCTTCTTTCGCCAATGTTTCTGGTGAAATATTATACTGCATAATCAAATGCGGATACAAACTGTTTAAGTCAAATGACATCACCCAATTATGTAACCCTGTCTGTGGGTCTTTTACATATGCACCCACATACTTATCATCTTTTCTATGTGCTCTCTTTCGTGGTACAGCTACCTTTTTATCTTTCAAGAAATTGTAAATAAAAATATCCCACATACGAATTGGAGAATAAACATCAACAAAATTAACCTTCATCTCATATGCCAATGTAATACATAACTCAATCAATTTCATCTTATCTTCAAGGCGGTCTACCAACTCAACGTCTTGAACATTATAATCTACAAACGATTGATAATCATTCGTATACCAATCTCTAAATGTTTCATGTGGATTCTCATGTTTCTTTTCACCTAACTCTACCTCAGCTATGAAATCTAACCTATATGATTCTCTATTCACATAGGTAAACTTTCTATACAGATCAAGATAATCTAAAATAGATACCCCTAAAATATTATACTTCTGATGTGTCTTACCATACGTTGTAACCGTATCAGCCTTTACAATACCCCACGGAGAAAACTTTTGTATTTCATCTTCACCAAATAGCCGACTGATTCTATTACACAGATACGGAATATCAAAGAACTGGATATTCCAACCTGTAATAATATCAGGCTGAGTTTTATTCCAAAAATGTAAAAACTTTTTAATTAAATCTAATTCATCTTCACATTGTATATAACGTACAGCATCATTAGTATATTCACCAATGCCCCACACAATGATAGCTTTATTAGAATGATTCTTTACTGTGATACATAACAACGGTTCTTCAGCCTTACTTACTTCTGGAAAACCATTCTCACACTCCACTTCTATATCTAAAGTGATCGTGAGCATTTTATCCATCTCCCAGTTTACATAATCTGGATATTCTTCACCAATATAAACATATTGATAATTGTCTAGACCATAAACAGCATCAGGAGTGTCCTGATGCATCTGCACAAAATTCCTAGCGTCCTTTATGGATTTAAATTTAATAGAATCTAATGGCTGACCGTCTAAAGTCTTCCATACAGATCCTATTGGTGAGGGTACATATAATGTGGGTTGCCATTTTACTCTACGACTTACCCGCTTGCCCTTGACTACTTCACGAACTAAAAGTTGATTACCATGTTGGATTACATTGATATAAAAATCATTCATATAATAATTATATCACAAATCATTCGTTAAGTAAAGTTTTTGGACTCACTTTAGGCACTACAATGCCTGACCCGAACATTTGATTATAATTATTTACGATGTCTTGAGCTGGTTCAGATGTTATTAGAATCCAATCAGTGGGGATTTCAAATTCTTTATCATCACTAAAAGGTAACCAAGGAGCCAAGGCCATTTGCATCTGTTGCCCTTGTCCACCCATCGGCACCAGCATCGCTGGTACATTTACCGTTGTGTATTCTATATTTTCTTTTTTAACATCGGTTACAATATCTTCACCCGACTTCAATCTCAATAATTTTACTGCCATAATATATTAATCCTCACGTTTTTTGCCAATATTATACTTTGTCTCCAACAACCATTCATCTTTTTCTCTATAAGATAAAACTTTTATTTGTGATAACGGAGCCTTCTGCCCATTGTTACCTATAATCTTTATCAAGTCCCAATCTGCTAACAATCCTGCAATAGTATTTCGTCGTTCTAAATCATTAATTGATATGTTTGTCGGCTTACCATCTAGCGCAAACAACTCTTTAAAATGTACGATAAAATAACGACCTTGTTTGTGTAGGATATGACACGATTGGTATAACTTTCTTTCCTTGCGAGAGGCAACCCCTATGCGGGATAGTGTTTCACGAACTTTTAAAAAATCATCAGCCTCATTTAACGTCACCTCGAGCATTAACTCTGGAGTCCACTCCAACTCTTCCATGTTTACCACCTCGATTTATTATTCTTTTTATATGTTCAATTTGTTCATCATCTAGTATGTCAAGTGCTTGTTTGGCTTTCTCATTATTATAACCATAATATTCTTTAACATACTCAAGATTTTTAATCTTACTAGACCTAAGCCACTTACTAAACCTTTTCTTAGGTCGTATACTATTTAGAAAAAATTGAAACTGTAGACGCTTATCGAGGTAATGCATCCTATTCATTTCATTTACATACAAAATACAGTCAGGAAAAGCTGACAATGCTTTGTTTACTATATAAGCTGGGTACTTCTTCTCCCAAAACTCATCTTCACTCGCCATCAAATCTTCTTTCTTATGATTGATGGCGTTCAAATAATCTTTTAATTCATACATAATCCAATCTCTTCCGTAATTTACGCCTTACCTTTTTAGTTGCTCGCCATAAAGTCCGGCCTTCTTTATGTAACTTATGAATATTACTATGACATCCTTTGCAAACTGGAACTAAGTCAACCGCTATCCTTTCCTTACCCAATCTTTCATATGTCCTGTGGTGTAAATCTAATCTTTCCTCAGAGCCGCAACAATAACACACAAATTTTCCAGCTTTTTTTCCAGTAGGGTAAGTCTTATACATTTTAGAAGTAAAATATTTTCTGCGCTTTCTTCTCCATGCCTCTGATTGAATGTACTTAGTATAAAATTCATACATAATGTAAATACGAATGAGCAAAATATTTCGGACCAGATACCGGCTTTCTACCGGCGTGTAGCCATGGCCACATAGGTGGAAATACTACCATCGTTCCTGCTTTTGGTTTCACCGATA